GCCTCAAAGTTCACCCCGTGTGAAGACAGTGTGCCGTCCTTCTTGTACATAACCTTAGGTCGGTTGACTGTCTTGAGGATAGGCTTCTTAGGCATAGCCTTGACTAACTCTGCATGTTTCTCCCTCTCAATAGTCTCTAGGGTTTCCAGTAGAGCTTCAGCTTTAGGTACATCTACCTTCCACTTTAGTCTCTCCTGATCGGCAGCGCATTGCATCTTGAAGTTAAGATACTCAATGTAGCGCCATGCGTCATCGTGTAGAGGTTTCATTTTACAAGGTCCGAAGGTTTAAAATATTTTATGAACCCGAAGGAAGAGTCTTTAGAGCTTGACCACTCGCACTTTACAACGGAAAATGTATTCTCGTTTACACCCTCTTTAGGTTTCAACTTCTCTAAAACTTTTGCATAACCAACATATGGTGCATCCTTATGGCGGTAGGTCTCTCCTATAACTAAATCTTGTATTCTCATCCATACAACTCCGTTAGTTTACGCCTCAAGTCTTCCCAGAGACGCCAGTTGATCTTAACGTCACTCTCGCAACGGTGTGTGTAGTCTTCTCGTGTTAGGCTCTCCCAATCCTTAACGACAGGCTTAGGTACGCCGTAGTCAACCCCAAATCCCTCAAGACCGTAACTACTGCGGTTAGGCATAAGAGTAACTGACAAAGGGTAGGTATCCACTATACGCTCAGGCTTAGACACTTGCAGCACCTTAGATAGTGCTGGGAAGTCAAAACCTATGATGTGATGCCCAATGAATACCCGTGGTTCCTTAAAGAACTCCTTGATGTCACTGTAGTCATAGATAGACTCTGGATCACGCATTGTTTCATCTTTGTAACTTACTACGTGAACCCTGTTAACTACATCCAGAAGACCGTTGGTCTCTATGTCAAAAACTGTCTCTAGCATAAATCTACCAGTTGGTTTATAGGCAAGTTGTAGCAGTCAGCCTTGAAAGTAAAACTGTTGTCTGGGTCAACCTCCCCTTTCTTGTGGAATGTGGCATCTTGGAAGTACCTTTCTTTTGGGTAATACCCTAGAATCCAAACCTTTGACATGTCGTTTTTAACCCTTACAAAACAGTAGACGTCGCACTTTTGTCTTGTGTTAAAACCAGCTACACTACAGGAGTAATAGTCTTTTGGTGGGTAGTTAGTCCTTTTTGTTTTTACATCTACAGTATGACCTGCTGGTGATACAAGATCGTAATCGTAAGTGTTTTTGTGTTGAGAACCTGTAACTCTGGCAACAACAACCTCACCCAAGAAACCCGCCAAGTTGCCTTGACCTTTTGTTATAGAGTTTCGAAGGCCCCCCAACTCTTTAGCCATAGCTTCAGCTTTTTGTAAATCCTCTTTGTGAACTTTACACTCTTCCATACCTAAACCCCCTTTACAATAGTAGTCTCAGGGTTGTAGTGCAGACGACCAGCTTCCCCTAGACGTGAATACGGACGGTTCTTAGTGACCTCTACAGTAGTGTAGTTAGCGTCATCACCTTCAGCCTTCATGTCTCGCTTTAGTTCAATTAGCATAATAGCTTCCTCTTCGATTGACTTGGCGTACTTAGTTTTTCCATCGTCGTTGACGTGAGAGATACAAATGATCCCTACATTACGCCGCTTAGAGAACTCTACCAAACGAACCCCTAATTCCGTAAGGGCAGCAGTGGCACCATCAACACCCGATAGATACGCTAGTCGTTGCAAGTGGTCGATAAACAGATAGTCACAACCGTAGACTGTTACTGCGTACTTAGCTTGCTTAAGCGTATCTTCGATAGGGTCTTGAGGATTGACCTCAAAAGCAACGAACTTGTTGTCTTCTACTACCTCAGAGATAGCAATGTCAAGCGATTCGTTACTCACATCGTAAAACTCTTGGTCTTCCTGTGTGTTCACATTCTTACCTAAGTGATACGTTGCCATACCCCGTGCTGTTGTACTCTTCATCTCCTCCATGTGCAGGACACCCACACGCATGTTCTTCTTTACTACCAGATCGTGCTGGGCTGCTCGGAACACAGAAGTTTTACCAGTACCCGGAGGTGCCTTTACTACTGTGATACCACCCTTGACCCAACCGCGTGTGACGTCATTAAGAGCCTCAGAGAACGTAGGTGTGTACTCGTAAGGTGTCTCCTCATGTACAGCCTTAAGCCAATCCTCTGCACCTGCTGTGAACCCTGCGGGGCTGTACTTCTTAGCTGACCACCAAGCACTCTTGTATGCCCGACCTGCGCTAGCCAATAGGAAGTCGTTAGCGTCCTTATGGATACCGTGATCCATGATGTGAACCTTATCAGGGAACAGATCAAACAGAACCTCTGCGACCTCACGTCCAGCGTCATCGTTGTCAACAGACAGAATGATCTGATCGAAGCTATCTAGGTAAGCAGATACGTTACCCCAGAGCTTACCGTTGGGGCTTGCAGAGGGTAGAGACACCACAGGGTTGATGTAGCCACCTCCAGAGAGCATCTGATGGGCGCTCATGGCATCTAGTTCACCTTCACATACAGTTACCTTACGAGCGCAACCTACAGGGAACAAGTTGCTACCAAAGAGACTGTCAGCTTTAAAACCACCGTTGCGGCTGAAGTCTTTAGGCAGCATACGTACCTTATTAGTCCCGTTAGGGTAAGGGTACACTTGTTTGACATCGTTTGTCTTGACTTTAAAGAACTCCATAGTTGATGTAGAGATACCTCGGAACTCTTTATACACCAATCCATCAGAAGGTGTGTCGTCTCGTGACATAGGCTTAGACCTAGACACCATGTCATCTACTGTCATACTCTTATTATCCTTAAGTGGGTACTCTTGAGAGGCCCAACTGTGTAAAACCATACCCTTTTGGGGGTAACTTTCGTTGCAACTAAAGCACTTGCCTACTTGTTTCTCTGTCTCCCAACTGAACGCATCAGAGGAACCACAACCAGAAAAGGGACAAGGTAAGCCTGACTTGTTCATACTTATGTCCTTACTTATGTTATACTTATGTATTTATAATCTAGAATAATTACCTATTATTAAATACTTATGTGATTCTTATGTTATACTTAAGTACCTCTTCATAGTTATATAGATGTGGGTAAAAGCTACGTCAAATCACACAATGTTACAGTTCCCACTTTTTATTTACAACGTGCTTACGAACCTTTGAGTGTACTTTAGTAAGACGGTGTTGGACAGCCCTTTGAGTTATATCTATCTTTTTCCCAATAACCTCTTGAGTCAAACCTTCTTCGTGGTATTCGCAAAACAGGTCATACTCTTCTTCAGTCAAACACTCTTTAGCAGACTCCCAAGTTTTTTCTAGTAGTTCCTCGCGGATGTAGTCTTCCTCTGGGTCGTAACTAGGCTCTGCCGCATCTACCACAGAGAACCCGTGTTGGTTCCACATGGCTTCTGAGTTTTCGTCGTAACCATCTTCGTAGTCAGGGTCAAACCCGTAGTCGTCTGCGTCGTACTGCATTTCGTTTTTCATTTTGTATCCTATGTCTTCAAAAGAGTAAACCTCGAAGCCTTGGTACTCCCAGAGTGTATTTGGTTGCTCCTCTTGCTTCTGGAACATATGTTTACTGTGGCCACAATCAACCTCTTGCCTTTTTCTTACGCCAGTCCGTACACACCAAGTGCTGATACTGTACCAACTTGCGGCTGCACCATAGCTGTCGAAATCATGGATTCCATCCACAACCACAGGAACTTTTTTGGTTGGGTGGTCTCCGCGAACTAAGTTGTAGACGTAACCTTCGAAGGAGTCAATCCAAAACTCCTCCTTTTCGTTAATATCTTCTACAAACACATCTTCGACAACCTTGAACTTAAACACCTCTGGTCCATACTTACACCAATCTTTCAAAAGCTTGTAGTTACTGTGGCTTTTGTTGTTAAGTTGCGTCTTGTGCATACCCCAACGGTTTTCAATGTTTGAGGATTGGCCTACATAAGTCTTACCTGTCTTGGTGTTTGTTATTGTGTATATACCTCTGGTC